AGTTGGCCGTGCGCTTTACTTCCAAGCCAAGCGCAACAATGGTTACTGGGATGCTAACACGGACTTCGATGAACGTCTCACCCGTCTGAAACTCGGAATCAATCGTATCATCGGCGACTACGCCTTTGGTTACGACATCAATTCCGCTCGTTTCAACGCTGACACTGCCTTCAACGCTGGCCTCGCTCCGTTCAACGAAGCTGATCCTTCGACATGGGCGCGTCTCGTTCGCGTTCCTCGTTACATCAAGACTGTTCTTGAAAACGGATGCGCTTACATTCCTAACAAAGCTTACCGCAATGCCGACTTCGGTATCTCGGTTGCTATGGTGAACAAAGCAATGTGCAAGTGGACAATGCCTTCCTCGACTGGATACAGCCAAGCCCAACAAATGACCCAGAACTACGCTGGCGATTGGGAATGGAAGAATCCAGATTGGGAGTGCAACCGCTGGCGCAAAACGGGCTTCTATCAAGCCCAGTTCCGTCTCGCCGCACAGGTCAAAGACCCAACCATCATGCACACCTTCTTGCATCGTATGCCGAAGAGCAAGAACCTCTATGGTTCTTGCTGCCCCGTGCAGAGCTACATCGTTCCTGAGAACACTCAGGATTGCTATAGCTGCGCTGGTGTAGGTGACATCGTTGTGCCTTCCTAAGTTAAATAGGGGAGGGGCTTATTCAAGCCTCTCCCCATAACCTTTAATAAAATATAAAATATGTCTAATAAACGACCACTCGCTTATGATCGCGTCAATCTTTTTGGCCCGATTGCTATTAACCTCCTCGCTGCTGGAGACGCTGACCTCTTGGTTCTCAACGATCAAGACACCAAGTTTTTTCCAACCAGCATCATCCTTGAGACTGCTTACGCTCGCGGAACCACTCTCACCGATCCAATTGTGATCGTTGACAATGGAACCACTGGCGAAAACATCACTGGTTCGCTTACCATCAACGACGCTCTTGATAACCAAGGCCGCTACAATCCTCTTGCGATTGCCGCCAATCCTTACGTTGTTACTGGTTCCCGCAAACTCCGCTTGCTGAAAAGCACAGTGGGTCTTGGTCAAGCTACCGCTACCCGCGCTCGCACTTCGGGCGTTGCTACAATCGTTACTGGTGCTGCTCATGGTTTTGCCACGGGCGACACTATCACGATTGCCAGCATGACCGACAGTTCGTTCAATGATGTGCAGGCTGAAGTCACCGTTGTTGATTCAACTACATTCACCTATGCTAATGCTGGTGTTGATGTTGTCTCCGGTGCTGATACCGCTGGACGTGTTGGCGCACTCTATGTGAATGCCTACGTTGTTGGCGTTTACTTCTAAACCTAAACCTTGGGTGGGGGAGCTTAACACTCCCTCACCCTACCCCTTTTTAAAATTATGGCTTGCTTTACCGCTATCGACTACCGCAATAAATCCTATCCTTTCGTTCAAACAATTGCTGCCGCCGCTGGAATTACGCCGACATCTTATGGTTGCTATGACGCTGCCAGTGATGCCGCAAAACTTTATCAATTCTATGTTGGACTCGCAACCATTGGTGGCCTCACCCCAGTTACTGAAAATTGCTTTGTGCAAAAAACTGAAGATCAGCAATACTTCCTTACTAACGAAGCTTTGTATTCTGCTCTTAATCCCATTCTTTAATTATCGTAACCGATAAAATCTTATGGCACTCACTCAAAACTGCTTTACTAATCTGGCTCCAGACCAACAGAATTATAATATCTATGAGTCATTGAAACAAGTGGCTGGATTTGATATACCGCCATATGATGAGATAGACATTGCGTATTATGGTTCGACAAACAACATTGAGACTGTTGAATATCTTAATGGCGGGAATACAGTAGCAACATTGACTCTTTTATATTCTACTCAACCACCCACTGTTAATGACACAAATTTGGTGAAGATAACAATATCTTACCCGTAAAATGGCATTCAAATTCAATCCATTTACAGGGAATTTTGACATTTCTGGAACAAGTGGTGGCGGTGGGGGCGGTGCTTTTGGGGCAATATATTACTTCAATCGCTCAAATGCATCAAGTATCTCTGGATACTATGAGATGTCTAAAAATTTAGTAATTGGTGCAGGGACTACGCTCACGGCTACTGGCGCAGGAACACAATTAGTAGGGTCATTTGCAACAGTTTTAAATAATCCAAATGTTACGACAATCCCATCAGGCAACTGGAATTTTGAAAATTATGTTTCAATGAATTCCAATGGTGGGACACCTAAAATTTATGGTGAAATTTATTCGCGTAATCTTGCTGGAACAGAAACGCTAATTGCAACAAATATTTCTAATCCACATACAATTACAGATGGAATTGTAAATGAATTGTATTTGTGGAGCATCCCAGTCCCAGCGACAAATATTTTAGCTACAGATCGAATTGTAGTTAAATTTTACGCGCTTAATCTTGGCGGTAGAACAATGACAATGCACTTTGAGGATAGTAATATTGCACAAGTTGTTACTTCTTTGTCTCCCGCATTGCAGGGCGCAACTGGAGCAACTGGTATTCAAGGTAATGCTGGCGCAACTGGAGCCACGGGAGTTACACCAGCAAATATTGTTCTTTCGGATACAACGGGTCTAACAGGGGCAACACAACTGACCAATCTCGTTGAAATCACTCAAACTGGCTACAATTTAATCGTGACCCCAGACCCAAACACCTTGTATGTAATTGTTGGCCCATAATTAAAATGAACGATAACGCAACCAGTCACGGAATATTAGGTACGATTGTATCGACAACAGGATTTATAGTTAGTATGTTACCAGAAATAGAAGCGTCAATTAGAGTTGCGGGTGGAATTATCTCCATTATTGCTGGTGTTCTGACTTGCATCTATATGGTAAAGCAGATTTCAAAATGAAACCCAAAAAATTTGCTCTTGTAATAATAGTAATATCATTTATTCTATTCGGAACCTCATTCTTAACTGGATGTGTATCAGTTCCAATTCCACCAGCAGGAGATAAGGTTGGTGAGTTAGGACACATTAAAATTTCACTTAAATTTCAGTACCTCCCAGCAACACAACCCGATATTGATTGGTTTAATCCACTCATACCACAACCCAAACTATATAAAGATAAATGAAAATTGTAGATTACATCTTGGCTCGTCTTTCGGAATCGTCAACTTATCGTGGTGCGATTTTTCTTCTTGGTGGACTTGGTATTGCCGTTGCTCCAGAACAAGCTAATGCGATTGCTGCGGCATCTATGGCTATTGCAGGAGCGATTAACGTGTTCCGAAAAGAAAAGAAATAATGCTTCATAAGTTAACCGATATCGCACTTCGTGAAGTCGGAGTGCGAGAAATTGGTGCTAACAATTGCGGTAAGCGCATCCGCGAATACCAATCCGCAACTGAACTTGATCCTGCTGCTTGGCCTTGGTGTGCAGCGTTCGTAGATTGGTCAATTCGTGAGTGGTTAAAAGATGATGGTGTTGTGGCATGGCTAGGACTTAAAAACCGCACTGCTGACCAATGGAGGCCAAAAACAGCACTGGCATATGGTCTAACATCATGGGCAAAGCAAAGACCAAACACCACCAGTATTTACAATGAAAAAGATAGAGCAGTTGCTGGAGACATCGTTACATTTGATTTTTCGCACGTTGGAATTGTTATTGAAGATTCTATGAGTCATATCGTGACCATCGAGGGAAATACAAATGGGTCTGGTACTAGAGACTCTGAAAGTGGTGATGGGGTCTGGAAAAAGACCCGTAAAAAATCACTTATAAAAGATCTTATCCGTATACATCCATCAACAGCAAAATAATGGCAAACATTACACATAAATGGAAAAAAGTTCTAGCAGTTAGTTGTAGCCATGCTAAATTTTGCGACAAAGAATCGCTAGATCATGTTTTAAAATTCAAACGTGATTTCAAGCCACATACAACCATTCATTTGGGGGATTTTGTTGATTTAACAAGTCTAATGTCTGGAGCAAAAGGATCCAGTGAAGCGGAACCACTCATTCCAGACATTGATACAGGTCTAATGCACCTCAAAATGCTAGGTGCAAATGTGGTGTTGTGTGGCAATCACGAAGATCGAGCTTGGAGACTCCAATCTAGCAACAATGCGGTTGTAGCTCATGCCGCATATAAAATTGTGGAAGCTATTGAAAACTGCTGCAAGAAACTCCGCGCACCACTGCTTCCGTGGGATGGAGTGTTCCAGATGTACAACCTAGCTGACATTGGATTCCAGCATGGTGTTTTATACAACGAAATGGCTGCTAGAGACACCGCAGAAGCATTCTGCAATGGAACTAGGCGCAAGGTTGTCTTTGGGCATACCCACAAGGTTGCAATGCAGTCTGGACGCAATCTTGTTGGTGGAACTGGGTACAATATTGGTTCTCTGACAAAAAGATCCTCGATGGAATACGCAAAAACCCGCCGAGCTACCCTTGCTTGGACGAATGGATTCCTATGGGGTGAGTATTGCGAAGAACTTAATCAGTCTTCACTACACATTACATCACGGGAACAAGGACAGATGTGGAGACTGCCATGACCCCAAACGATTTTCTCAAGATTCTACTTAATGCAAGCAACAAACCCACTGATCCACCACCAAATGACTGGCACTCCAGAGATCAATTGTGTAAAATATGGAATGTCAAAAAAACAATCTGTTGGACTAGGATTTCAAAAGGTATTGAACTTGGATTTATTGAAAAAAAGACATTTTATATTCCAGACATGAATGGAACACTGAAGCCAGTTCCTCATTATTATTTTCTAGACAAAAAACCTAATAAAAAAACTTGCATTAAGTAAAAGAACAATTAGAATTCTAAAATTATGTCATGTAGCAACGATTCAAATAGTAATGTCTGTAGGCAAGACATCCCCTATCCCCAGATTTCCAGTGAAAGCGTTCCTTCGTTGATTAGCAATTTAGTTTATGCTTTATACGGCACAATCGACAAATCTGTTGTAAATGGGCGAGTTGTTTGGGATATTCCATGTGATCCAAACAATACTTCTGAAGTTGATAATATTCCACGTGAAGAAGGTGAAGGTTTGCTTTGTTATTTGTTGCGTGTTTTTGACAACACAATTGCACAGGATTTTTTGCGTTGGGGATTTACAGGTAATGGAACAACATCTTCATTTAGTTTATCTGGTGCTTTTTTAAATACTTCAAATGGCTATATTGTATATGTAAATGGAGTTGTTCGTGATCCTATTACTTACACAATTTCTGGTGTATCTCCAAAAATAATTACTTTTGGAAGTCCTATAGCAAATGGATCATTGTTGACTGTTGTTCAATTGCAATCTCCAATTTCTGTTGGAGCGACAGGATTTACTGGAGCAAGTGGTGCTACTGGATTGCGTGGAGCTACTGGAATAGGATCAACTGGATCAACTGGTTTGACTGGATCAACTGGGCCACAAGGAACTCCCGGTGGAGCCACTGGAGCCACGGGATTGCAAGGCCCACAAGGAAATGCAGGGCCAGTCGGTGGGCAGAGGTGGTTTTATAATAGTACAGGTGGATTGCCCGGCGGTGACACTGTTTTGTTTCTTTCTGGGGCTACAACAACAAATCCATTAGGATATTCCGTAAACATTGATGGTGTTACTCAAGATCCAGCGTTTTATTCTCTTATTCCTACTGGATTGGGAAATGGGCTTTTTTTAACATTAGACTATGTAGTTCCTGTTGGTTCTGCAATTGTCATTACATCTTTAAATGGTATTGCTGGATCAACTGGCAGCACTGGCAGTACTGGTGTTATCGGTCTGACTGGAGCAACTGGTGTACGTGGAGCAACGGGAATAGGATCAACTGGATCAACTGGTGTTATAGGTCTGACTGGAGCTACTGGCCCATCTGGTGGCCCAACTGGAGCCACGGGAGCAAGTGGTCTTCGTGGATTCCCCGGCAATGCAGGGCCAGTCGGTGGTCAGCGTTGGGCCTACGATGGTGGAAATACAAATTCATTTTCTATTGTTGGGGCAACAACAAATAATCCATTAGGGTATTTGGTATGCATTGACGGAGTTACTCAAGACCCCGCTAATTATTCTATTTCTGGAACATTGCTAACAATGTCAGCGTTTGTTCCAACAGGTTCACAAATTGTAATTATTTCTTTGAACGGCATTCAAGGTGCAACTGGCGTTGCTGGCTCTGCTGGGCCTTTTGGTGGTATTCGCTGGGCTTATGATGGTGGAAATACTAATTCATTCTCTATTGTTGGAAACACAACTAACAACCCTATTGGTTATTCTGTAAATATTGATGGCGTAACGCAAGATCCAGTCAATTATTCTATAAGTGGAACTACACTTACAATGTCATCAATTGTTCCAAGTGGATCAACAATTGTTATTACATCTCTTAATGGCATTCAAGGTGCTACTGGATTTGGTGCAACTGGAGCGACTGGCGTTAATGGCCCACAAGGAAGCACTGGTTCTACTGGCGTTGGTTCCACTGGCGCGACTGGAATTGGTTCTACTGGCCCTCGCGGAGCGACTGGTGCAACTGGAATCGGCGCAACTGGAGCAAGTGGGGTTCGTGGATCAACAGGAATTGGTGAAGTTTTAAATGTTCAGAGCTTCTCAACTAATTACATTAGCTTTGGTGCAAAAATATTTTACTACTCTCCAACAGACGTTGGTTTTGCTGAAGGAAGCAGAATTCGCATAACAGCAAATTCAGCGTATCCATACGACTTTATTGAAGGAATTGCAGTTGAAGTTTCAAATCAATTCATTATAATTTTACCAGATGCAATTGAAGGTGCTGGTGCTTATGCGGATTGGCAAATAACTGTTGCTGGTGAATTTGGAGCAACTGGTGCTACTGGCATTCAAGGCGCGACTGGCCCAAGTGGTGGCCCAACTGGTGCTACTGGGCCTATAGGTGCAACTGGGCCAAGTGGTGGCCCAACTGGTGCAACTGGTGCAACTGGCGCAGCATCTCCAGCAGGAGGAATTCGTTGGTCAAGTGTTGGTGATGGATTCAGAACACAGTTTGATGTGACTGGAGCATTGTCTACAATGGCAACCGCATTTTTGGTTGTTATTGATGGTGTAGTTCAAGACCCTGTTAATTACTCTATTTCTGGAAATACGCTTACGATATCATCTCCAGTCCCAGCTGGATCACAGATTGTTATTGTATCTCTTAATGGTGTTCGTGGATCAACTGGGCCTCAAGGAACTCCCGGTGGAGCCACTGGAGCCACTGGCGCGGCATCTCCTGCTGGTGGAATTCGTTGGGCATATACTGGAGATGGATCGCAAACAAATTTTAGTGTAACTGGAGCAATTTCGACACTTGCTACAGCATTCCTTGTGGCAATTGACGGAGTTGTTCAAGACCCGAATGAATATACTATTTCTGGAACAACGCTTACAATTTCATCTGCTGTTCCGAACGGATCGCAAATTGTAATTGTTTCTCTAAACGGCATCCAAGGCGCAACTGGGCCTCAAGGCATTTCTGGAACTGCGGCGGCAGGAGGTCAAAGATGGGGTTATGTTGGAAACGGAACGCAAGATACATTCAATATTTCTGGTGCTAATAGCCTAATTCCTTCTGGATATTTAGTGTCTATTGATGGAGTTGTTCAAGACCCAAATAATTATAATGTTGTTTCTGGATCACCTTACACGATTGTATTATCAAGTGCAGTTCCGTTTAATTCTGTTATTGTAATAGTCGAAATCGTTGGGCCGATTGGCGCGACAGGTCAAACAGGCGCAACTGGCGTTGCAGGTTCTGCTGGGCCTTTTGGCGGGATTCGATGGGCTTATGCAGGAGGAACTCAATTCTTCGACATTACAGGAAACACTACAAACAATCCTCTTGGATACCTTGTCTGTATTGATGGTGTAGTTCAAGATTCTGTAAATTACTCGATTTCTGGAAATACGCTTACGATGTCTTCTCCTGTCCCTGTTGGATCGGAGATCGTCATTGTGTCTTTGAACGGCATCCAAGGTGCTACTGGAATAGTTGGGCCTCAAGGCGCAACGGGCATTGGCTCAACAGGCGCGACAGGCATACAAGGCATACAAGGCATATCTGGAACTGCGGCGGCAGGAGGTCAAAGATGGGGTTATGTTGGCAATGGAACGCAAGATACATTTGCTTTATCTGGCGCGAACAGTCTTATTCCATCTGGTTATCTTGTAAGCATTGATGGAGTGGTGCAAGACCCGAACAATTACAATATTGTGTCTGGATCACCATATAACATTGTATTATCAAGTCCTGTTCCAAATAGTTCTGTTATCGTTATCGTTGAAATTGTTGGGCCAATTGGCGCGACTGGGCAGACAGGCGCAACAGGTGTTGCGGGAAGTGCTGGGCCATTCGGTGGTATTCGTTGGGCTTATGCAGGAGGAACATCAGCATTTAGTATAATTGGAAATACAACAAATAATCCATTAGCTTATTCGGTAAATATTGATGGCATCACACAAGACCCGAATACTTATAGCATTTCTGGAAACACTTTAACAACATCTTCTGTTGTTCCATCAGGATCAGAGATTGTGATTGTGTCATTGAATGGCATCCAAGGTTCTACTGGACTAACAGGCGCAACTGGGCCGAGCGGTGGCCCTACAGGCGCAACGGGAGCTACTGGAGTATTGCCACCAACAAACTTTGGTAATGCATGGGCATATACAGGAGATGGAATTCAAACAGTATTTGCAATTACTGGAGGATTGTCTATACTTGCCCCAGCTTACTTGGTTCATGTCGATGGTGTTTATCAAAAATCAACAAATTATATCATTGACAATGTGATTCCAAGAACATTAACTTTTTCGACACCGATACCATCGGGATCAGAAATAACGATAGTATCACTATCAGTAGCTTAACAAGCAAACAAACAACAAACAACAAAACTAAAATAGAAAAACTAAAATTATGCCACTTACTAAAGCAACAACTAATGTAGTCAACCTCAACCAAGACACGCTTATCAACGGACTTACTGTTGGTAAAGGTGCATCAAATGGTGCATCAAATACTGCTGTTGGATTTAATGCGCTTTCATCCAACACAACTGGGTCGGCAAATGCGGCGGTTGGTTATGAGGCACTTCTTAACAACACAACTGGAAGCATTAACACAGCTAGCGGTGCAAACGCACTCCGAGCCAACACAACTGGAACCTCCAACACAGCTATTGGTGTAAGTGCGCTCCAAGACAACACAACTGGAAGCATTAACACAGCTACTGGTTTAAACGCACTACAACTCAACACAACTGGGTATGGAAATGCGGCGGTTGGTTATGAGGCACTTCTTAACAACACAATTGGAACCTATAACACAGCTAGCGGTGCAAACGCACTCCGATTCAACACAACTGGAAACTTTAATGTAGCCAGTGGTGCAGACGCACTCCGAGCCAACACAACTGGAACCTCCAACACAGCTACTGGTACAAACGCACTCCGAGAAAATACAACTGGAGACAGCAATACTGCAACTGGCTTAAGCTCACTTATGTCCAATACAACTGGATTAGCTAACACGGCAATTGGAGTCAGCTCGCTATCAGCAAATACAAGTGGAAATCAAAATTGCGCCATTGGAAGTGGAGCATTATTTAACAACACAACTGGAAGTTTCAACACTGCGTGTGGTGATGAAGCACTTTTATCAAATACAAATTTTTCAAATGTTTCAGGATTTGGAAGTGATGCAAATGTAACTGGATCAAACCAAATTCAGCTTGGAGATTCTTCGACTACCACATACGCTTATGGAGCAGTTCAAGATCGTTCTGATATCCGTGATAAAGCTGATGTTCGTGATACGGAACTTGGTCTTGAGTTTGTCAATGCGCTTCGTCCAGTTGATTTCAAGTGGGATATGCGTGAAGATTATCGTCCAGAAGCACCCGCTCCCGTCATTAAGCCTATTGATCTTAAAGAAGACGCTACCGAAGAGGAAAAAGCTAAATACGCTCAAGAACTCGCCTCATACAACGCTTACAAAGTTGAACTTGATAAATGGCTTGAAGATGTAAAACTTGCTAACATCACGCACGATGGTAGTAAGAAACGCAATCGTTTCCATCATGGTTTGATTGCACAAGAAGTGAAAGCAGTTCTTGACGCTAAAGGCATTGATTTTGGTGGTTTCCAAGATCACTCTGTAAAAGGTGGAGATGATGTTCTCTCTATCGGTTACGAAGAACTTATTGGCCCAATGCTTAAAGCAATCCAAGAACTCTCTGCTGAAGTTGCAGCATTGAAGTCTAAATAACTTGCAATTAAATTCTTGCTATGCAGAAAGTAAAACTGCATAGCGAGATAATTGTTTTATGCCATACACAAAAGAAAAATACGATCTACCTTCTGGATTTACGGATCTGGGTGAGGAAGTTAAGCCAATGTCCATGGAGGAAATGGAAAAGCCTAAAAGCGACTACCATTACCCATCCCTCTATTTTGAGAACGCAGAGGGGCTTAAAAACCTTCCTAAAGAGGGAACTGCTACCATTTACTTCCGAAAGACTATGGAGAAGGATGAGACTACCATGCGTGATGGCAAGACTGAAAAACGTCATTGCGTTGAGTTGTGTATCTGTGGCATTAAAGCTAAAGGTGCATCTCAAATGATGCCAATGGAAGAAGAGATGGATGACGAGGAAGCTATTGACTCTGGACTAGAAGAGGAAGAAGCTGGAATGGAATCTGAAAGCAAACCAAAAACCAAAATCGAGATTGAAATCGGTGGAGAAGAAGACGAGGATTAATTTATATGGCAAAACCAACAACTGAGGCAGCAATGCCCGAACCCGAAATGGGAATGGATCTCCCTGAAGATATGAGCGGAATTCCTTCACCAATGGCAGAAGAAGGGTCAGTTAATATTTCAGTAAGCAAATCAAAGTTTGATGAGCTTCATAGTATTGCTATGCAACTTGCTGGAGCGATTGATGCTCTTGCCGCTGAAGTTGAAGGTCAAAAAGCCGCAACTGAATCGCTCGATGGACAAGTTCCCGCTGCTGAAGGTGCGGCAATGGCTAGTGAAGAAGATTTTCTGAATTCTATTGCATCCGAAGGATCCATGCGCTAATTTATCGTCATGTTTGTCGATCAAATCTTTGAGGAATGTGCGGAGATTTTAGGAACTACTGACGAGAAAAGAGTTTACCGCAAAATCACGCAAGCTGTCCAGACGCTTATGGAGTCTGGGCATTGGGTGCAATCCACTGCGGACGTTGACGTTTGCACTGGTTGGGATGGTTGTACTGTTGCTCTTCCCCGTGGAATAGACGTTCCCCTTGCAATCAATGTAGATGGTTCCCCAGTCTACTTCAGAAATCGTCTATTCCAATACCATGTCAACAAAGGTGGTCAATTCAGCACTGTAGATTGGGCATGGGATGATCGAGGCTATGTAGCGACCCTCATGCAAATTGTCCAACCTTCGCAGTTGGTTGCCATTGCCGAGAGCGAAAATGACGTAGGAAAGATCATTCGCGTTACTGGAACGGATTCAAACAACCGAGATTTGCGTAGCCAACTCAAGGATGGAACTGGTGTTGATGGTCTGCTAATTCCAATCCATTCACAATTTGATTTCGCTTACGGAACAATCGCTCCAGACGATGCCACTATCCGCACCCGTGAGGTTGCTATAACCCCGATCAGCAAGTTTATATCCACAACTGGCCCTCACACGCTCGACTCTGGTCAGGGAATGTCTATTACTGCGAATCCACTTACTGGAACTATTCCAGTGCCACTTTCAAATGGTCAGGTCTATTACATTGGTGTTCTCGATGCATTGACCATTCAAATTTATAATGATTCTCTCAACGCACAGGCTGGAAACTACCCAATCTCCCTCCAAAGTATAGTAGGAGCAGGGCCATTGAAATTCCTAGATTCTAGGACTTCATTTGTCGTGACGGCTCTTCAATTCGCATCTGCTCCTACTATTGAGATTACAACGGCAAATCCAATAACATTTCCATCTACTTTGCTTGTGTCGATTACTGGGGTTGCATCTACCGATATAATCACTTCTGTTGGTAATATATTTCAGAACAACCAAGCTATACGATTTACATTTTTAAATGGAGGTTCTGGTTTAAATACAACCACACAATATTATGTTATCAATAAATCTGGAGATACATTTCAGGTTAGCACATCTATTGGAGGTTCAGTTGCTGGATTTACAACCGATATAACAAGTGGCACAATTTCAGCTACACAAGCATTGCCTATTGGGTTGCGTTCTGGAGTTACATACTTTGGTAATCTTTTAGACTCCACACATCTTCAGGTTTTTAATTCTATTTCGGACGCGCAAGCAAATGTTAACGAAGTTCACACAACAGGATCAACTAACCCAATCAATGTTGATATCCGCAAAGAGATTGTTCCAGAGACAAAGTTAACATTTAGCGTAAATCACCTACTAACTCAAGGTGATCAAGTTCAGGTATTCACTTCTGGTGGGACGCTTCCACAACCTTTAATTGCAAACCAAAATTATTTTGTGAACATCGTGGATACTAAATCTGTATCTATACATACCACACAGGCTGATGCGCTTTCATCGTCACCAACTAATTTTGTAAATCCAATCAAGCTCACAACTGCTGGATCAGGTACAGTTTCTCTTGTTAAACTTATTCAGGCAGCATCGAGGACAGGAACAGAAAGTCAAATAACCGCAAGTGGCCTTTCTTTATCAGCTCCATCTGGATCTGGAGCGCAATTTCAAGCGGTTGTTGTTGGTTCTGTAACTGGCGTTCGTGTAACCGCTGGTGGAACAGGATACACAACTGCTCCATCCGTTACATTTTCTGCTCCACAAGATCCACCTGCTGGAAGTAATATTCAAATTAAAACAGCAACAGGCTATTCATTGCTTGCTGGAACTTCCGTGACTGCGGTGGTAATACTTGACGCTGGATTTGGTTACACTACAGCACCAACAATAACAATCGATCCTCCATTATCTGGAGGAACGGCAGCAGCAACTGCTACAATTACTACATCATTTGTTTCTGGATTTACTAAAATTTCTGGAGGTTTTAATTATACTGAAGCTCCACAAGTAAAAATTACTGGTGGTGGAGGAACTGGAGCTACTGCAACGGCAACTGTAAATAACACAAATCTTTCTGTTTTATCAATTTCAAGCGTTGTCGATTTTGCAACAGCAACAACAGCATCACCACACGGATTTACTGATCAATTTGTTAAAATTTCTGGAGCTATACCAAGTAATTTAAGTGGTGATTTTTTTATTTCTGTTCCTCGGATAAATACAAATGTATTATCAATAATTAAAGCTACAGCAGGAGCAACTTCAGCAACAGTAACTACAGAAGCAAATCATAATTACAATACAGGTGATCGCGTTACAATTTCTGGAGCAACTGGAACATCTGATGGATATAATGCAAATTACAATGTAATTGTTACTGGGCCTACAACATTTAAAATAAATGTTGCATCTACATTGCCAACTCCTGCTACTCCTGCTGTTGGAATTATTTCTTCAATACCAGATGATACGGCAACAACATTTACATATAATCTTTTAACTCCATATACTGGTTCTGCCAGCGGAACAATAACTGTGTCTTCTGGAGAAGTTATTGCAATTAATTTAATAACATCTGGAACTGAATACACGTCTATTCCAAATGTGGTTATTACCCCATCAACTGGTGTGTTTGTGCAGTTTTCTGCAACAGGAACGCTTCCTTCACCACTTCTGTCTGGTACAGCATATCGCGCAGAACCCCCATTGAACGGATCAACGGGAACATTCACAGTTAAAAACTCTGATTTTAGTGATGTAAATATCACCTCATCGGCTACTGGAACATTCTATGTTGTTTTGTCACGTGCATTTGGTGTTTCTTTTACAAATAAATGGCTAGGTGATTTCACAAACCTAACCACACCATCTACGATTTATTGGGGTGCTGACTATTTGCTTCCAACAACTAGTCCATCCATTGATAATGGGTCAACTCCAGCATATTTAAATGTGCTTTCAACATCTCTTGCTACAGCATATACATCAGAAACAG